CGAAGCCTACGATGATGCTTTAACAAAATTTGCGAAAAAATACGGCTTTGCTCGTGCGATGGCTTCTCGTGTCTGCGATGAAGAGGGCAACCTATTATTTAATGCCGATAGTTTGGATGACTTGAAAGCGATTACCGCCTTAGACGCTCAACTGATTACTGATTTTAACAACGCAATGGCAGCCGAAGCCCCAAAAGCCTTAGTGAGCGAAGAAAATTCCAATTAACTCTTTCGCTCGCCCTAGGGAAAACGCTGGTGGAAATCGAAGCTATGCCCGAAAGCCATTTGAGAGAATACCAACTATTCTACCAAGAACAACCTTTCGGGCTATGGCGTGAAGATTACCGCAATGCTCAAATTGCCTATATGTTGGCGATAGTCAATAGCACCAAAGATGCTAAACCTGAATTGGGCGACTTTATGCCATTTTTTAGCAATGAGCGTGAAGAAGGGGAAGATGATGGCGTGGCGGATTATTTGGCGAAAAGATAGTTGATCTTTTCTCTTTATTACCTTATATATAAGGAAAATTGGGAGGAAGATATGTTTAAAGAGGTATATGAGTTTTTCGGCATTTTTGGCGATACACTAAAATTTTTTGCTAAATTAGTGCTTTTCATTGTTTTAATCTGCCTACCATTTGGATTAGTTTATTATTTTGCTAACCTTTTAGGCGTGAATGCGAACCTTATGGGGGCAACGGTATGTGGTGTTGGCATTCTGTTGTGTGGCTATTGGATTTATAGAATATGGAAAAAACCTAATTTAACACGTTCGCAAAAATGGGCATTGATGAATGGACGTGAAATTTCCTATGAAGAGAAAGTCAAATCAACGAATGACATATACAAAGAACTCTTTGATGAAGCAAAGAAAAAAAGCAAATCTGTATAAAATTTAAAGATTAAGAGCCGTTAGGATTTAAACCTAGCGGCTTTTTTGTGGGGGAAATATGAGTTCATTAGGTTCATTAAATATCCAGTTGTCATTAGATACTGTTCAATTCCAACAGGCTTTATCTAAATCAGACCATCAAACGCAGAAATTTGTTAAAAATTTCACGGTAGATATGGATAAAGCGAGAAATTCTGCTCGTCAGTTTGCTGATCGCACAACAGATTATTTACGCAATATCGAAGATGCTGCTAAAAATATCAATACGGCGACTAAATGGGAATTTAGAATCAATAACTTTGAGCGTGTTCAAGCATTAGCAAGTAGTTTTATTCAAATTGCAGATAAAAGCACCGAGCTTTCTAATAAATTGAAGCTGGTTACTGATGATGAAATTCAGCACGCCCAAGCAATGTCAGCGGTATATGATATTTCGATGAAAACCGCTCAATCTACGCAGGCGGTTTCTGCCATCTATTCTTCTTTTTCCCAAAATGCAAAAGAGTTAGGTATCAATCAGCAACAGGTGGCGAGTGTTACCGAAACCATCTCAAAAGCGGTAGCTATTTCAGGTGCAAGTGCGTCAGAAGCTCAAAATGCCCTTACCCAATTTAGCCAGACTTTGCTAATGGGTAAAATGCGAGCCCAAGAATACAACTCGGTAATGACACAAACACCAGCGGTAATGCAGGCAATCGCACGAGGTTTGGGTGTAACAATGGGTGAATTAAAGCAGATGTCAGATGATGGCAAACTGACTTCTGACAAGATGATCCAAGCCCTAGAAAAATCAAAAGCATCGGTTGATGAGCTATATGGCAAAACAGCGACAACTGTTAGCAATGCAATGCAGAATTTAACAACTGCAACCGAAAAATTTATTGGCGAAGTTGATAAAACAACTGGTGTATCAAGTTTGGCGGCAGCAGGTATCAATACCCTAGCCCAAAATTTAAATAATTTAATTCCCCTTTTACTCTATGCTGGTACGGCATTTGCTGGGATGAAACTGCAAGTATTTACCGCTCAAACTTGGCAGCTAGTGAATGCCAAAGTTCAAGATGTAAAAACTACCGCAGAACAAGCACAAAAAATTCTATTTAAAACACAAGCAAGATCACAAGAAGTTGCCCAAGAACTTAGAGCAACACAAGCTTATATTGCAAATCTTCAAGCACAAATGAATTTAGCTCGTACCGAACAACAACGGAGCATTATTGCGAGAGAACTTCATATTCAAACGCAACGAGAAACGGCACTTGTTCAACAACAAACCTTGGCGATTAAAGCTCTTGAAACCGCACAAAACCAAGCAAATATCGCCAAACGAGCGGGGCTTGGTTTGCTTAATGCCTTTGGCGGACCTTGGGGAATTGCAATGGGATTAGTTTCTGCTGGTGCAATGGTTTTATACAACTGGCACCAAGAAGCTGAACAAGCCAGAGAGAAAGCCTTAGCTTATGCCGATGCTATCGAACAAGTGCGTGCTAACCTTGAAAAAATGTCTGCGGTTCAAGTAGCTGCGGAAATGGTTAAGGTTAAACAGTCTATTCACGAACAAGAAGAGGCAGTAGCGAAGCTTAAAGAGGAATACAAAAACCTTGAAGCCGAAGCACAATCAGCGGTAAATATCGCAGACAGTATGGCAACAGGCTTTGCGACATATAAGACTGCTGAAGAAATGGCAAAAGCCAATGATGAATTAGCATTGAAAACGGCAGAGCTTGAAGAGGCTGAAAACAAACTCAATAAAACACTTGAATGGCAAAGAGATCTTAAAGCTCATGAGCCTGTAGCCTATCTCAAAGAACAATTTTCAGCCCTCTTTCCACAAGTGGATCAATCACAAATCAAGGTTGATGGCTTGAATGTGTCCATTGGTAACTTAACCGTCACTTTACCGCAAGCAACCATTGAGGCGTTGAAATTTGCAGGTGCTATCGGCTCTATTGCAACAGGTGCAATTCAAGCAGCGGTAGCAGTAGCTAATCTAAACAATGTCAGTGGTGGACAACTAGGCGAAACTGCCCAGAAAATGATTCGCCTTAATCAAATTGAAGGGGAGTTATCTGCAGCTAAAAAAGGTAATGATAAAAAACGTATTGCCGAACTTGAAGTAGAACGAGCGGAATTAAGCGGTCGTTATAAAGACTTACAAGGGAAAGATTTAGAAGCGGTAAAAGCCTCAGACTTTGAAAAATACCAACGCCAAGCCCAAGAGGGATTTTCAAAAGGCAGTAAAAAAGGAAAATCAGGCTCTAAAACTAAATCGGGCGAAGATTACCGCAACGATTGGGATAAATACTATGATGATTTAGTCAATGCCAATGCTACCGCGTGGGAAAAAATCCGCTATGAGCAAGAAGTGGCGGCACGTGAGTTAGATAAGCATCTTTCGCACGGTGTCGTTAGCCAAGCCGAAGCGGAAAAGGCCCGTGCGTTGATTACTGAACAATATAGCAAACAACGCAGAGAACTGGCAGGGCAATACTCCCCAGAAATTGCCGCTCAAGAGCAGTTAAAGCAACAACTACAAGACATTACGCAGTTACGGGAAAATGAGGCATTAACAGCCATTCAAGCCATCAAAGCACGTGAAAAAGCTCAATACGACTACGCCCAAAATGTGGCACAAAATGTCGTCAACCCACTGGCACAATTTAACGCCCAATTCGATCCTTACCAAGAAATTGAAAACCAACGCACCCGTGATTTAGCCTTGCTTGATGCAATGCAGGATAGCAACGGGCAAAAATTATTGGCGGAGGAAGATTACCAGCAAAAACGTCAGCAAATTATTGATAAGTACGATCTTGAGCGTCAGAAAAAAGAAGCCGATTACTACACTCAATCTACCCAAATGATGAGTTCTGCCTTTGATACGATGGCAGGTGTGATGGAAAATGCGGCAGGGCAACAATCGGCGGCTTATAAAGCGATGTTTGCGGTGTCGAAAGCGTTTGCGATTGCGGAAGCCTCTATTAAACTTTCGCAAGCAATTAGCCAAGCAATGGCTGATCCAACCGCCCTCACACCAGTGCAAAAATTTGCCAATATGGCAGCAATCGCTTCTGCAGGTGCAAATCTTGTTTCGCAAATAACCAGTATCGGCTTTTCAGGTGGTGGTTACACAGGTGATGGTGGCAAATATGTGCCTGCGGGCATTGTTCACAAAGGCGAATATGTGATCACGAAAGAAGCCACTGCACGATTGGGTAAAGGTTACTTGGATTATCTGAACTACGGTAAACGTGGTTTTGCCAACGGTGGCGGTGTTGCCGTACCAACCTTACCGACAATGTACTATCAACCAAGCCAAGCAAATACAGGGCGAATTTCGGTAAACGTGATCAACAACGGCGAACCGATGGAAGCGAATGTCTCGCAAAAAGAACGCAACGGACAGATGGAAATTACCATCGAGCTTATGCGACAAATCGCCCGAAACGAAACCAACAACGTGCTACAAAGCAATTTTAGAGCAGGCAGGTATGGTTGAGTTGAAGCGGAGCGAGTTGGCTGATGTCTTCCAGGTCGTTCCCAGTC